AAAGCTCTCATTGCTGCCGTAGCTGACATTGTAAGATTACCTAAGAAATGTATTAGTCCTAATCCGTAGAAACCAAAACCCGGTACAAATTTATAACTAACAAAGTGTTCACGTTTTATATAACGAGAATCACCATCGTTCCAGTTACGTCGAATGCTAAGAATTTTTTTACTGGATTTATCGACTGTAACAATGTATGGCCAAGCTTCACCACCGGGACTATTAAATGGCTCTGGTAAATTTAAGTATAAGTGCTGTTCTAATAAAACGTGTGTTGTGTCGTATGGCTGTTCATCATAAGCTGATAATCCCATGACCTGTTCAGCTTTAGCTGTAATCATACCTCTTTCTTCTTGTTCTGGCTCACCAACTTCAACATCTCTATACATTCCTGCATTCATGTCTTTTTTTAAATCGTTTGATGATCTGTAGATAACGTGAGTGTATCGATCAGCTCTTCGAAGATCAGGAACTAAATTTGATACATGAAACTGATCAATAGGAATAAATTCTGATATTGGTCGTCCTAATGTTTCATCGTAGTAAACTTTTTTGACAGCCGTACCGATCAGTGGTAAATGAAATAATAATCTTTCTGTCTCATCAAAATACTCTGGCATTTCTTCAGTAAGTTGATAATTCATGTAGTCTTTCACACGTTTAGCTTGCTGTTCTTTTGCCGGAGTTAAGTTACCTAGCACTTGTGTTTTCACTGGGCCTTTACTTGGAAATAATTCTTGAGCAGCTTTTGATTGAAATTTAACAGCATTCTCAATAATTAACGGATGTGTTGCTGTACAAGCACCATCGAATGGTTCTGTTGTTTCTTGTAATTTTAATCCTAATAAGTCAAACCCACGTTCGAATGTTTGTTCCCATTCTTGTCTTGACTCTTCATCAGATTTAAAATTATCGAGAATAGTTGTCGATAAATCTGTTAGGTCTTCTTCATCCATGTATTCGGCAAGGTTGCCATAAAAATCTTTTATTGATGCTAAAACTGTGCCAGCATCTTCATTTAAATCAACAGACACTTCTCCTGTATCTGGATTCACATCAACAGCTACATCTTCTTCTTGTTCAGGATCTACATTAACATCAACACCGGGAAGACCTTGAGTCATTTCTTTTACATCGGTATTTACTTTTTCTATTTTTTCGAAGGGATTTTTTTCTACTGCCATTACTACTCTCTAAATATTATTTATGTTCCAGTACGTTGCTTTATTTTTTTTATAAATATTTTCGTCTTCACTATTATAGTTCGGATCGTATGGATGTTGCAAGTGCCATGATTCTTTAAGGTATAGCACAGCCATAACCATTGAGTCAACCTGATCGTCATGAGCTGCATTAGGAAAAGATACAGCTTCATCAAACATAGTCTGTGCCCACGTCTTATTAGGTAGCCATACTCGACCAGCTTCGAGCAATGGAGATGCTGCATAAGCTCTTGAAACTTTATCTCTGTCCGGTGTGTATTCAAGTATCGGTAAACCAGCTCGTCGTAAATCTTGTATCAAAGATTGTCCACTGGCTTTTTTTTCAATTACAATTAAATCTGGTTGGTGTTCTTCAAAACTATCTTGAGCTGTGCTTCTTAGTTCTGGATACTCCAATCGATCTCTAATGTTACCTAATAAAATTAAATGTCCTACTTCATACTCTTTGCCTGAACTATCTTTTTCCATTTGTGTAAATATGCCCCACGTTTGAATTACACTATAGTCAGCTGTTGTTCGAGTTGAGAAAGCTGTATCCATAGTTTGTATAATAAAATCACAATGAGGTGGGTCTTCTTCTTTCCAAATGTTAAACCAGCTCTTTTTAAATATTCCGCCTTCATCTGGCACAGGATTTTGCATATACAGTGATTCCCAATACCGTGAACCGTTGTGTCGTCGTATTTCCATCTCATCATTTTTTAAAACCTCTTTTGGTTTCCATTCCGGAAAATATGATTCACCTACTGGTATGTTTAATAATCGGCTACTACTCTCATCGACCCAAGCTGGTATTCGTAAAACATCCCACGGTATGGTTGCAGCTCCATCTCCTTTAGCATCATTCTCACAAGCCAGTAACCACCCACATATATCGTCTTCGTGGTATCGTGTATTGATAATAACTATAGAACCGTTCGGCATAAGTCTTGTTCGTAAACCAGCCGGATACCATTCTTTTATATATCGTCTACCCGTTTCACTAAAAGCATCTTCTTCTGACATTACATCATCAAGTAAAGCTATGTGTGCACCACGACCAGCAATCTGTGTTCGTACACCGGCAGCTACATATACACCATTCTGGTTTGTCTGCCACTTTCCGGCAGCTCGTACGTCCGATCGTAGCTTCACTCCTCTAAATACATTTTGATATAAACCCGAACCTACCAGATCCCTGACGGAACGTCCAAAATCTGAGGCTAACGTATCAGAGTGAGATACTGATAAGATTTCATGTTGAGGATGTCTGCCTAGGTACCAGGCCGGAAATAATTTTGAGCAAATAACGGATTTAGAACTACGGGGTGGTAAGAATACCATAAGACGTTTGAGTTCTCCTTCTTCAACCTTTTGTAATTTTTCACTGATAACTTCAATATGTCTTCCCATCTTGAAATCAGCTACTAACTTTGGAGCAAATGTTTTCACAAAAGCTAAAAAGTTATCTTTGCTTTTAACAAGGGATTGAACGGCTAGTTTCTGAAGAAGTTTTTTCTTAGTCGTCTCGTCAGAAGCTAACTCACTTATCGGTATTTTCGGATTTTCCACCTTTTACAATCTTTAGTCCTACAACATCCGCCAGACGTTCTATATCTTTGTCGGTATCGTTCGTTAATAATTCTGATGTTGTAATATTTTGTTCAATTTTAGAAACATCAACAAACATACCCAGATGTTTCCCAATATTTTCTAGTGATCGGTTAGCATTTGTGTGATCACCTTCGGCTATAGAGTTTTGATACACTTCGTGCATTTTTTCAAGGACTTTTTCTTTTGTCCAACTAATGCGTTTCAAAGCTTGCTCTTGATATTCCTCGATACGAGCCTGTACTTTTTTATTATTAAGTAATTGGCGGGCACGTCGACGGGTTAGTCCGTTGGTGTCGTCTTCTTTATACCCAGCAACCTTGTAGGCATTGAGTTCATCACCGGTAGCTGCGTATTCCATACAAAATTTTTCCTGCATTGGAGTCATACCTCTCGGTAATGTGGATTTTGCAAACATTTTGTGTTTGGCTGGTCGTTCTAACATCTCTTCTTTTCTCCTCTCGTACTCTTCAGGGTTTTTTCTCTTTAGGGTAAGCATACGACGACGTTCGAGTTCTTGCTTCATCTCATAGATTCGTCCCCCTTGTCTTGTTTTGTATGTCGCAGCTGTTTCTTTAATTAAATTTATCAGCTCTTGTTCTTTCATACGACCATACAAGACATGCGGTCGTGGATTCTTTCCCTTTTTTGTCATAGTGTTTTACTCCTATCACTATTATTAGTATACCTTTGATAGTTTAGGTAGCCAATGTATCACTGGAAAGGGGTAGCTACCTAAACTTCATAAACTATAAGTTATTTGTTGACGAATAACAAGTTTTAAATTAGAATGGCGGCATATTTATGAGACCTGAAGATTTTTTATATACACCTATGGTTTTATTAGACCATCGATTAATGGAATATCAATTCTGTATGCAAAATATTCTACATCCAAAGGGACATTACGTAGAATTTGGAGTATATCAAGGACAATCTATAAATTATTTAGCTAGTTTGAATAAAAAAATTACATTTCACGGCTTTGATAGCTTTGAAGGACTGCCTGAACAATGGTTTATGGGACATAAAGTCATAGAAAAAGGACATTTTGCTGTATCAGAGCTACCAAAAGTGGTGCCAAACGTAGTTTTACACGAAGGTTGGTTTGAACAGACCATTCCTGTATGGAAAAAAGACCACAAAAGACACATATCGTTTATGAATATTGATTGTGATCTCTATAAATCTACAAAAACTGTTTTAGAATTACTTAATGATCAAATTATAGACGGTACATTAATACGATTTGATGATCTTTTGCCGTCACCAATCTCTCCCTACCCTAAATGGGAAGAAGGAGAGTGGAAAGCTTTGGTTGAATGGTGTCAACAGTACAATCGTGAGGTTGTTCCGTTAGCTCGTTCGTGGAAACAAGGATGTATTATGAAGGTAGTTAAGTAATGGTTGAAAGAATTATGGATCCGAACAACATTCGGCCGGATCATTTAGAACGATATAACTTTGCCTGTAAAAAAATAAAAGAAATCATCCCAAAACCTAATGATGTTTTAGATATTGGCTGCGGGATCGGTTATGGTTCTTTCATTATGCACAATATGTTAGATTGTGGTATTGATTGTATTGATAAATCACCTGTGGCTCACGGAGTATATCTTGAAACTTTCTCGAAAAAAGCTCCACGGGTTAATTATATTGTCGAAGATTTTACACAACTGAAACCTGATCGACTACCGGCGAACTATGATGCAGTTGTGTCTTTTGAGTTCATTGAGCATATACCTCCTGACCTCGCCCAGAGTGTCTTTGATTTAGCCGGAGAGAAAACAAATTTATTTATCTGCTCATCACCGAACGAACGAGTGAGACCCCATAAGTTACCTCCGGTCAATGAGTTTCACTACAAACACTACACCCCAGAAGAGTTTTATGGTATGGGTACACAAGCTGGGTTTACCGATGTAGATTTCTTTTGTCAGACTAGTGGGAAACACTACGACGTACGGCCGGGTCTCGAAGGAGGTAAATTTATGATAGCTGTATTTTCTAAGGGGGTGATGGGTACCCTAGATTTTAAAACAAAGGGGCCTATTCTACAGAAAGAAAATGTAGTATAAGTCTGATTTTTGCTGAATTTTTAAGAGTTTCATATGACATATACACACACACTGTAGTGTTTTTCTGTGCCCCCCTCAGTCGTATTGTGGTAGAAGTACAGTCGTAAAAAAAAATAAAAAAAGTGTTGACAAATATTGTGGATGGGGTACACTATAATAGTAATTCATATTAACCATAAACAAAGGAGAAGTGATGGAACAGTTAGAATTACCGTTTAAATTTAAACCTAATACTTACGAGAGTTATACGGATATTCAGAAGAAAGAATATTGGTATGCTAATTACTGCATTCAATTACAGAAGATAGATAAGGCAGTAAGAATGCTAAGGGACGAGGCGGATCTGTTAGATCGTCGGGCAACTCTAACACAATACAATTACTATTCTAAAATGGCTCGTCGTATCAGAGAGATCTGTAACGATCTAAAAGATAAGAAGTAGATCCTAGATCCTTCCTAAATGAAAACCCCAGGTTAATCCCTGGGGTTTTTTTTTGGAGAAGTCTTTTTATTTGTAGATGTTCTCAGGATCTCGGATCCAATAGTAGGACATAATTATCGAGCATACTAGATATAGGATCAAGCATCCGATGAAGATCATACTATCGACCGGTAGGATCTCAAGTTGGATCGGATAGATCATCCCGAGTAGAAAGGAGATCGCCACAACGTTTGCTATGGCGATCCAAAAGAATATCGTATTAAGCTTTGGCACTTGCTACGATCCTCCGTATTGCATTGACACGATCCCCGCCACCTGCTGCGTGACATTGATCGCAGATCTGTCCGTCGACTCTCGGCCAACCATTGTGGCCTCCGTCCCAAGTCCAAGTCTTACCATTGTCCAAAACTTTGGGAATAGCATTACCCTTAATTGAATGACCACACAAGCCACACGGATCAGTTATTGTTTTGTTGTTTGCAGTTGTCATATCATTTCTCCTTTGTTAACAATTACAATTATAGAGTAGCACATTAAAAAGCTATGTCAACCCCTTATTTATTTTTTTTTGTCTTAATATAAAGCCCGTGAGTGAGTAAATAGACCAGCCGGAATAGTATAGTAACAAGAAAAAAACGGGGTATACATCCCTACTCCCAAAAAAATAAAGGCATAAAAAAAGCCCACAGCTGTTAAACTGTGAGCTTTCTTAGAGAAGGAACTGAGTTTATTTAAATGGTAATTCTAGCTGATGAATACGGTCGCCCATATCTTTTCCGATAGATACCTTTGGTTTTTTGCCGTTCAAACAAGCATTCCTGAAGTGGTTCAATGCTCCTACGTCTGAGTTTAAGTCCTCCGTATTACCATACCAATTAATATAATTGAAAAACTTTTCACCCATTAGCTTCCTCACTAACAGAGCTTGGCTGGGGCTAAGGTAACAAAGAGCAGAGTGCATTTCGTTCGTAGCTTTGGCTAATGCTTCACTACGACTGTCCACCACACCTAGTCTTTCTAGTTCTTGTTTAAATAAATTTGGCATTACATTTCTCCTTTTAATAGTTAATTTCTAATTTAGAACCGTTCTAAACTAAAACACCCACAAATTATTTGGGCTTATCTAAATATACCACGATGAATTTATAATACAAGCCTAAATAAAAAGCCTCAGAGAGCATCTAGTACACCTATTGATCTCCAGTACCTAATAGATATAAAGAAAAAAACGGGGTAAATATAACTACCCAAGAAAAAAACGAGGCACAAAAAAAAAGCCCACAAAAATTAATCTATGGGCTTTTTCCGGAAGGAACTTAGTTTCTGTATTCTTCTTTTATTTGATTAACTAATTTTATAACTTTCAACTTATGATTGTATTCGTCTTCAACACAGTTAAAAGATTTAGGTTCTGTTTTACAAAACTTATGAAGTTCATTTACTAAGTGGTTATATTTCTTACTTAAATTTTTTTTTAGAACTATTTTAAATGACATTGTTTCTCCTTGTTAAATGGTTAAAGATTTATAGTACCAAAAAGAAAACCCCGTGTCAACACAGAGATGACTACGGGGTTTCCACCATTTTGGAGAAATGATTTTGTATCACTACCACACTAACACACATATGTCAAGAGAAAAAAACGGGGTGAGTACAGCTAGGCAAGAAAAAAACCTTGTTTAGAACCATTCTAAAGTAAATAATATAAGAAAAAAACGTGGATTATCCAGCAAAATCAATGACTTATGGGTGTTGACTACAATTTTATATTTTTTGTTGACAGGGTGTTAATATAAGGATATGTTAATAGTCATAATATGTATTAATTAATAATATCAACCATTTATAGGAGATTTGTAAAATGAAAAAATTAGTATATGAATACGAATTTGTAGATGCTTTAGTATCTGACGAATATGCAAGCTTTAGCCGTCAAGGTGCGATAGCTTTGTACCATTATTTATTTGATAATATGGGCGAAGATTATCTATTTGACCCTGTGGCTATCCGTTGCGAGTGGTCAGAATATGAAAACCTCAAAGAGTGTTTAGACAATTACGAGGGCATAGACACACTTGAAGACCTTGGGGAACATACGGCAGTTGTGCCAATTCCTAATACTGATAAATTAATAATAGCAGACTTTTAAGGGGGTAATTATGGGTAAAGTCAAGCAATACTATCACGAGGCAGAAGAAAACTCTATTTCTTCAATGATTGAAAATTTAGATTGGGGTGATGCAGATGCTCACCCTACAATTTCTGAACATACTAGATATATTATGAGCAGAGTTAAGCCGGTCTTTCATACTGAAGAAGACATAAAACTAATGATAAATTTATATATTGAAAGCAAAATATAAGGGGGTAAATTATGGAAAATTTTGTAAACGATATCCAAGAACTTGAGCAAGTTAGACACTTTCTAATTAAAGCAAGTACAAGTAATAATGCTGACACAATCAATGCTTGTAATGGTCTTGCTCTTGAAAAATTAAATAAACACATTGAAACTAAAATTAGAATTGTTAGCCAATTCGAAGAAAGTGAGGGAGAAAAATGAGCATTGTTAAGTGTCCTGATTGTAAAAGTACAAATCTTTATTTCTATTATCACGAATATATAAACTGTGGTGCAGATGATAATGTTATTTTTAATCAGAATAAAAAAGGAGAATGGGTAGCAACATTCCCGAAATTAAAACACGAAGATTTAACCCGTAATGAATTAATGGGTTGTAATGATTGTTCATCTGAATTTGAAATTAACTCTTGCAATTATGAAGATGAGAATGGTGAATATAAAAATGAATGTATTGCTAATTTAACTGAAGTGGAGGAAGACAATGAACAAGTCTATTGGTGTTAAAATATTAACTATTAAAAATAAGGAGTAATAACTATGACGACGAAAACTTTTAAGATAACAACCTATGGCACGGCAACTTTTGAGTATTATGTAGAAGCTGACACAGAAGAAGAAGCTGAAGAAAAGTTTAGTCTAGGGTGGGGTGATCCACACAATGACGGAATGCCTACTGATGTCCACGACGAAACAATAGAAAGTGTGGTGGAAGATGACTAAAGTAATAGATATAAAATCAAAGAAACCACTTGAGCATAATAAATTATGTGATGAACATCAGACTGAATGGGTAGTTGACGAACTCTGTAAGATAATTAACAAAGCTGAAAAGAAAAAGTTTAATGCTTTGAGCATAGCTATTGCGTTGACGGAAGTGGCTGTTAATTATGTTCACGAAACTGCACCGGATGTTTTGTCTGCTCAACATTTAATAACATCAACTGTTAACCTTGAATTACAAAGACAAGTACAAGAAAGATTGGAGGACGGAGATGCCTAATTGGTGTTACAACGAACTAGAAATATTAGTAAGTGATAATAGTAAGACAACTATTACTGATATTAAAAATAAGATACTTGATTCAAAAGACAAATTAGATTTTGAAAAGATAATACCTATGCCTAAAGACATATACAGAGGTGAACTTGGAGACAAGGAACAGAAGAAGTATGGTAAGAAAAATTGGTATGATTGGTCAATAGAACATTGGGGTACGAAGTGGAATGCTGACACAGAGGATATAGATATTGATGATGATAGAATATCCATTAGGTTTAGCACAGCTTGGTCTCCGCCACTTCCGGTAATAAAGAAACTACACGAGATGTTTGATAAAGACGAAGTAACAATAATAGGACACTATTTAGAAGAAACTTGGGATTATTCTGGAGTGTACCACAGAGAGGCAATGGGATTAGAAAGTGAGGAAAGTGATGAATGAAAAAGAATTTATCAAATGGTTAGATGAAAATGCACCCGTTGATTACGAAGAAGTACAACACTTTAGTGATGAAGCTGGTGCATCAATATGGATTAGATTTGATTTAGACAAGGAGGAAGATGATGGCTAAAGAACTCTTTGCATTATACTTAGTTTTCTCTACACCAACTGGTGTGGAGGAGAGGTTTGTTATGGGACGAGAGAACTGTAACAACCTAGAACCGGTCGTTGAACAAGAGTTTAAACGATTGAATATTAACCGAGATGAGCTACAACAAACAGGATATATGTGTATTGGTTGGAAGTTTCATCTTGCACGACAAGGAGCTAAATAATGCTTGAAGCAGTAGTGGTAACCATATGGTTTGAATTAGCTGACGGCACATTGAAACACGAAAGATTAGGCACGACCACAGATTGTGAGGGGGTTGCGACAAAACTATTTGAAAAGTACGAGCAAAATTCCAAACGACTAGTCGCCGTCAAGTGTGATACAGCAGAAAGTTTAAAATTAAAACAAGAAACATTTAAAGGATTATATCCCTATGATAAATAGCAAAATAATTATGTATATTGATGACGAGGACTATGTTGTAGAAGCAAACGGCAAGAGAGCAACTACAAGTCAAGGGGTACAAATAAAAGTACCCTCAGATTACATCAAACATTTTACACGACTTAAGAAATGACAAACAAAATTACAAGTATTGAGACGATATATTACTTGTTCTTCTCTGGCTTGATGTCTAAATCAAGAGCAAGTCAGCAACTTAAACAACTGAATGCCCCGGACTACGAAGAAAGACTTTCAACTCTTGAGGGGTATAGAAAGGAAAAAGTAGCCAATGGGCGAAAGCAGTTTATATAAATTTTTAAAATTATGTTATGGATATTTTTGTTTTTTTATAATATATTTTACAATAGGACTGTTTGGAATATCTATATTAAACAGTATTTTTAACTTTATGTGATGACCTCGTATATGGATAAATGGACGGCGAGAAGAATAAAATTTTTAGATGAAGTCATAACATTAGACATAAAACAATTTAAGACACAAAAAGAATATGCAGATAAGGTATCAAAAATGTATGATAATATAATGAGTGGCAAATGACACCACAATGGCTCAGAACTCTAACACTATACTCAGTAATACTTTTGGGTATAGTGTTCTTCCTTATAAGTATAATATAGGTATTACTACAACAATATACTAAAGGTATCCACATAGAACCCTATGTATACCTATAAATACTAAGTACACCTATGTATTCAGCTAGGTATACATATAGATACTCATAGATACATATAGTTCCCCTCGGGAGACAACCCAACCTACCACGATTTTTTCCTGTTGACAACCCCGCCCGTGTATTTTATAGTGCAATCTGGGAAAAATGAGGTGTGAAAGGGGGAAAAACGTGGAACACCAAACAGACTCTAAATTTATAAAGCACATACCGTGCGACAACTGTGGGTCATCTGACGGTAACTCACTATACTCAGACGGACATACTTACTGTTTCGTATGCAACACACATACACCCGGCGACAACCCGGCCCCTGTACCTAAACAGGAACCACCGAAGCCACAGACTCTACCGAACGGCATCATTGATGAACTGACGGATCGCCACATATCCAGGGAGACCTGCCAACGATACGGAGTGAAACACAACCGTGTTGACACACAGATCAGCCGTCACCTCTATCCGTACACCGACAAAAACGGGAATCACATCGGGACTAAAGTCAGAGATACCCAAACCAAGGACTTCAAATATATAGGCGATAGCCGTAACAGTATACTATTTGGGCAGCATATCTTTGCCAAGGGTGGTAAATACATAACTATCTTCGAAGGAGAAGTGGATGCTCTGTCAGGTTACGAGATGCTCGGCTCACGATGGCCGTGTGTATCCATCAAAAACGGTGCTCAGTCAGCTGTATCAGACTGCCAGAAGAACTTTGAATATATCAACAGCTTTGACACAATAGTCCTCTGCTTTGATAACGATGAACCCGGACGTAAGGCATCACAGCAGGTTGCCGATCTGTTTCCTCCCAACAAAGTCAAAGTCGTAGACCTCCACCTCAAAGATGCAAACGAATACATTGCTACTAATAACCGTAAAGGATTTACACAGCTCTGGTGGGAAGCTCGAGACTACACACCGGAGGGTATAATCCTCGGAGAGTCAACGTGGGATCTGATAGAAAACGAGAAACCACAAGAGTCCTTGCCCTACCCGTGGCGAGGTATGAACGATATGACATACGGTATGAGAAAATCAGAACTCACCTGCTGGTGTGCCGGCTCGGGTATCGGTAAGTCTAGTGTTATGCGAGAACTAGCCCACCACATTGTCAAGAACACCACAGAATCCGTTGGCTGTCTATTCTTGGAGGAAAGTGTCCTCCGTACAGCCAAAGGACTAATGTCTGTTGAGGCTAACCTCCCCCTCCATTTACCCACAACAACAGCCTCAATGGACATTAAAAAAGATGCGTGGAATCAGACACTTGGCACTGGTAGAGTCAGATTATGGGATCACTTTGGTGCTACAAATATAGATAATGTCATTAGTAAGATACAATATTTGTCCTCCGGACTAGCTTGTAAGTATATAATTGTTGATCATCTGCATATGATTGTCGGTGCACACGACGGAAACGATGAACGACGAGCCATAGATACGATTATGACCAGGCTAAGAACTCTCGTTCAAGAGCAAGGCATACATCTAATGCTTGTGTCTCACCTAAGACGAACACTGCCACAAAACAATACAGCCGAGGAGGGAGGGAGTATATCTTTGGCTGACCTCAGAGGTTCACACGGGATTGCTCAGTTGTGTGATATGGTGTTTGCTTTGATACGAAACGGACAAGCCGATACGGAAGACAAAAGAAATTTAACAACGATACGAGTATTGAAAAACAGATTCAGTGGAGAAACTGGCCCTTGTTGTTGGTTGAAATGGGATAAAAATACTGGTAGGATGCAAGAACAAAAACAACCCGAGCCAACAGGAGAGAGTGATACGGATGCCGTCTTCCTTTAAATATACAGTATTAGACATAGAAACTGATGAGATACCGGTAACAAAAATACACTGCATATGCTGTATGGATTTTGAAACGGGAGAGACAAAAGAATTTATTGATAACCTTCACGAGTTTGTAGAGTTTCACAAACAAGACCCGGAGAGAATATATATTATGCACAACGGTGTCAGCTTTGATGCTGTGGTTCTTAGCCGGCTACTCCACATATGTTTACCACCTGAGAGGGTATGGGATACGATGCTAGCATCACAGATGATACAACCTCATAGAGATGGTGGACACAGCTTGAAGGCTTGGGGTGAACGATTACAATGTGAGAAGATAGATTTTAAAGATGACTTTGAAACATACAGCAATGAGATGCTTTATTACTGTCGACAGGATGTGGCCCTGACTCGTAAACTAGCCCAACATCTACAGCCATTACTCAAACCTTTTGGTAAGTCGCCAGTCAGACTTGAACATAAAGTCAGACACATAATTACACAGCAAGAGGTCAACGGCTTTTACCTTGACCAGAAGAAAGCATCAATGCTGATGGCTGATCTTGAGGACAACTCCGGTCAAATAAAGCAAGACTTACAGAAAATATTTCCACCAATAATAACAGAGAGATACAGTGACAAGACCGGCAAACGATTAAAAGATAACGTTGAGATATTCAACCCAAACTCTCGCCAACAGATAATAAAACGATTGAAAGCTGTGGGGTGGCAGCCCGATCCTCAACGACTAACCCCGAAGGGACAACCTATAGTGGATGAATCTGTCTTGTCAGAAATTAATTTGTCTGAAGCTAAAAAGATGTCAGAGTTTTTACTGATGCAGAAAAGGGTATCACAAATAAAATCGTGGCTTGAGGCTGTGGGACCGGACAGCCGAGTGCACGGTAAAGTTATAACGATAGGCTGTGTGACACACCGTATGAGTCATTACAGTCCTAATATGGCACAGATACCCGCAAGTTATTCTTCATACGGCCCGGAGTGTAGAGATTGTTGGACGGTAGAAGATCCTATAAACTACTGTCTCGTCGGTTCAGATGCCTCGTCACTTGAGATAAGATGTTTTGCTCATTACCTCAATAATCAAAAGTACACAGACATTGTTGTTGGTGGCGACATTCACAATGTGCACAAAGAGGCTTTGGGTTTAGCTGATCGATCAGTATGTAAAACTTGGCTGTATGCCTACATATACGGAGCCGGTAACGAGAAGCTGGGTAAGGTTGTTGGTGGTGGTATGTCTGAAGGAAAACAATTACGAGATAAGTTTGAGTCAGCATTTCCGATGATTCGAGAGTTAAAGAATAAAATTACTGCGATGCTACGATCAAACCACGGTAACATAAAAGCTATTGACGGCAGACTTTTAGAGTGTCGAAGTGAACACGCAGCTTTAAATGTTCTTCTACAAAGTTGTGGTAGTATTGTCTGCAAGCATTTTCTTTGTGAGATTGATCGTATGGTTAAGGAGAAAAAATTAGATGCAAGGCCGGTAGCTAACGTGCACGATGAGGTGCAGTGGGAGGTCAAAAGAGATCAGGCTGAAGAGTTCGGTCAGATTACTAAACAAGCTATGAAAGAAGCTGAAAAGATTTTACAGTTCAACTGTCCTTTAGATAGTGAATATCATATCGGGACAACTTGGAAAGAAACTCATTGACAACTATTTTTTTATGTGTTAGTGATAAGACTTAATATTAATAGACTTATATATGGATAAGTCACAACTTTTAAAGGAGAAATCTATGGCAAATTCGTCAAAGAACGATAGACCAAAGGATGTTATTGTCCAAGGTATCTGTCACTACAATCATTTATTTGAACCCGACAATACTTTTCCACCACCAAAGTTTAAAATTACTTTGCAAGTGGATGATAAAAATAAAAAGACACTTGAGTCTTTAGGTTTGAATGTAAAGAGTTCTGATACCAAACCGGAGCTTGGCAATTATATTGAAGTTAAAACAAACTTTTATAAAAAAGATGGAACTGAAAATCCGATTAAGCCGAGAGTGTTTGATACGAACAACAGACAACTAACTATGCAGGATGTACCAAACGGCCGTCTTGGTCGTGGTACGGAAGTGTATGTTAAGTTGAACCCATATCCATACACGTCACCCACAGGATCAAAGGGAGTTACAGCTATCCTTCGTTCTGTAAAAATAATTAAATTTGTGGCAGACACAAGCTCCGGGGCTGAAGACTTTCCTGAAGTAAATGCTCCACCGGTGGCTGAAGAATCAGCTACTTTTAATTAGGAGTTATCGTGGCGACTATTGACACATTAGTACAAGATATTTATCGGTTGTTTGATGCCGGTGGTGTTGAACCTACAGATGAACAGCTTGAGGCTTTCTCAAAGTCGGTCACGAATTCTATTAGAAACTCTTTCCGGTATAAACCAAACGAGTCACGAGGACTTCGTATGTCGGCTCTTGGTAAACCGGAAAGACAATCTTGGTATGAATGTCATCGTCCCGATTTACGAGAACATTTGACAGCTGAAACAAAAATAAAGTTTTTATATGGCCATATACTAGAAGACTTGTTGTTATTGTTTGCTCGTATGGCGGGACATGATGTTACCGAAGAACAAAAAGAGTTAGAACTTGATGGTATTAAAGGGCACAAAGATGCAACCATTGATGGTTGGGTATGTGATATTAAAAGTGCCTCAAGTTTTGGATTTAAAAAATTTAAAAGTAATAACTTAACAAGAGAGAACGATTCTTTTGGTTATCTGTATCAAATTAAAGCTTATGGAGAAGCTGAACAAAATGACAAACTTTGTTTCTTAGCTATCGATAAACAGTTTGGACATATAGCTGTATGCACTCCGGATAAAAAAGAACTGCCGGATGTAAAAGAAAAGATAGCTAAACTTAAAACTTGCCTTGAGTCAGACACACCACCACCGAGATGTTATCCCGATGAAGCTGATGGAGTTACGGGAAACAGAAAGTTAGGTGTAAATTGTTCTTACTGTTCATTTAAAAATGAATGTTGGAGTGATTCTAACAAAGGTAAAGGATTACGAAAATTTATTTATAGTAATGGTCCTCGTTGGTTAACAACAGTTAAGAACGAACCCAAAGTTCCCGAAGATATTCCTTAATGTTTAGCCGTATAAAGAAAAAAAAGGTAAAAGGAATTACCTTTCGGTCTGTGTTTGAATCAGAAGTTTGTAAGAAACTTATGGACGATAAAATATTTTTTGAATATGAAACTTTGACCATACCTTTTTCAGTTCCTGAGTCTTATCATACTTATGTGCCTGATGTTGTGTTAGGCAACGGTATAATTATTGAGATTAAAGGACAGTTAACACTTGCCAACCGGGACAAACATCTGTATATACAAAGACAGTTACCAAAACTAGACATTCGTTTTGTTTTGCAAAACTCTAAATCAAAACTTTACAAAGGAAGTAAAACAACTTATGCTCAATGGTTAGATAAACATAATTTTTTATGGGCAGACAAAACAATACCTCAAGAATGGATAGATGAAAAACCAAAAGAAGAACCAGACCGACTATTTGTCAAAAGAAAAAGCAAGCCGTATAAGTATCGATCTCTCGACCAATACAGAAAGGGAAAATCATGAAGGAGAAAACGAAAGAACCTTATTCAGAGCTATTATCTATCAAGCACTACTGGATGCTAGTGCTCCCGAAATTACTAGCAAAGAAAATATGGTCGTTCAGCAAGATGCTGTGCGATGGTTTACTAAAACTACCGGGGTTACTGCTTCTTGGTTTGTTGATGTTTGTGATCTTGCTAACCTTAACTACAGTCAAGTTCGTGACTTTGCTAGTCGACTCATTCGTGAACCTGAAAAGGTTAATTTTGAACGAAAGAGGTTAAATGTGTTGTTAAATATGAGACATGGAGAAGACAATGGCAAGTGATGACCCAGTTAATCACCCGGCTCACTACACAGCAAACGAAGGTATAGAATGTATAGAGGCGATTGAAGCTACTCTTACACCCGAAGAGTTTCACGGGTACTTACGAGGACAAGTTATAAAATATGTTTGGAGATGTAATTACAAAGGCAAACGATTAGAAGATTTAAAAAAAGCTGAGTGGTATTTAAAAAAATATATTAACTTATTAAAGGAGGAGTAATAATATGGACCCAATATCTATAATAGTTGGATTAGCTATGAATTTTTACACGTTAAATAACATAGATTTTTTTCAACAACGAGCCATCAACGAGAAAACAATGGATTGTGAATGGGAATATGTTGGTAAGACTAAACCAAACCCAGACAACACTAGTCTTACTGTTTTTGGTAACGTTTTTTTTAAACACAAATGTGAGGACAAAAAAGATGGTGCTGATACAAAACAATAAATCTCCATTTCGTATAACAGAATATAACAAATGGGATAGTCCAGCTAAACAAGCCGTTAGAGATTTTTTATTAGGATTGGGCTGCCAACTATCATCTGATATTGAGGATTATAATGCTGACATAAAGGTAGTAAAGCCAGAAGTATCTTATCACGAGGTAGAAGTTAAACCGGGATGGGTAAATGACTGGCCGCCATCTTGGGACACAATTCATATTCCTTACCGTAAAAAAAGACTAATTGACATGCAAGATTTACCGGATCGGTTAACTTTTTATGTTTTAAGAAAAGACTTACAAAAGGCTTGGTCTATAAAAGCATCAGAGTGTGTTAAAATTGTACAGGTGCCTAATAAATTTATCTCTAGTGGAGAATATTTCTTTAATATACCAATAAAAAATGCTACACTTATTGACTTACGATAACTTTCCGTTCTTAGAATTTTTTGCAGCTACCGGAGCTTGTCTTTCGGTATACCTGTACGGTAACGGATCAAAGAAAGCCCCATGGGTTGGACTTGTGTCTCAAACTTTTTGGTGGTGGTGGGCTATTAGACATGGATTATATTTTATAATGTTGTTAAATATATTTATGACTATAACCCACATAAGAAACATATTTAAAATGAAAAGGAGAAAAGTAAAATGAAAAAGAAACTACCAACTGTTTATCAACAATTTATACATAAGTCTAGGTATGCTAGATGGTTGTCGGAAGAAAAAAGAAGAGAGGAATGGCACGAAACAGTGGGTAGATATTTTGATTTTTTTGAAAAACATTTAGAGAAAAATTTTAAATATAAATTAGATAAAAAAACAAGAGAGAATCTTGAAAACAAAGTTTTAAATTTAGAAGTTATGCCCTCTATGAGAGCACTAATGACAGCCGGTCCGGCCCTTGAGAAAGAGAACATTGCCGGATATAATTGTTCTTATATACCGGTGGATCATCCGAAAGCTTTTGATGAAATACTTTATGTACTTATGTGTGGGACGGGAGTTGGTTTTAGTGTTGAAAAAAAATATACAGAACATCTGCCTAATGTTGCTGATGATTTCCATGATACAGAGTCTGTTATCGTGGTCAGAGATTCTAAACTTGGTTGGGCAAAAGCATTTCGGGAAGTCGTTACATTATTGTATGCCGGGCAAATTCCCAGGTGGGATATTTCTAACGTGCGACCAGCAGGAGCACGACTCCAAACTTTCGGCGGCAGAGCTTCTGGACCTGCACCACTCGTGGATCTCTTCAACTTTGCCAAAGAAACCTTTATTAAAGCCAAGGGTAGAAAGCTCACCCCGTTAGAGTGTCACGATCTTGTTTGTAAAGTCGGAGAGATTGTTGTAGTTGGTGGTGTAAGACGATCAGCTATGATTAGTTTGTCTGATTTAAACGATAGAGACATGAGAGATGCCAAGTCTGGAGAGTGGTATAGAGTTGAAGCACAAAGAGCATTGTCAAATAACTCAGCTGTGTACGAAACAAAACCAGACAACATTGGTACATTTATGGAAGAGTGGTTAGCTCTTTATAAATCGGGCAGTGGTGAACGTGGTATTTTTAACAGACAAGCCTCAAAGAAAGTTGCAGCACGTAACAAAAGAAGAGATGCTAACTTTGAGTTCGGAACTAATCCGTGCTCAGAGATAATCTTACAGCCTTTTCAATTTTGTAACCTATCCGAAGTAGTTGTTCGTGAAAGTGATAAAGAAGAAGATTTACTAGATAAAGTTGAGGCTGCCACTATACTTGGCACTATGCAGTCTACCTTAACTAGTTTTAAATATCTACGCAGACAATGGAAAGATACTACTGAAAAAGAAAGATTACTTGGTGTGTCATTAACCGGTATCATGGATCATAAAATATTATCTGGCGATGTATTTAATAAATCAATCCTCCCAAACTTATTAACGATGATGAAACAAAAAGCTGTGGAGGTAAATAAAACGTGGGCTAAACGGTTCGGTATTAATCAATCTACAGCTATCACTTGTGTCAAACCGTCCGGTACTGTGTCTCAATTAGTTAATGCCGCATCGGGCATACATGCACGACACAACGAACATTATATTAGAAGAGTGAGAGGTGATAAGAAAGATCCACTAACACAATTTTTACAAACACAAAACATTCCAACAGAAGATTGTGTTATGAAGCCGGATTCAACAGCCGTATTTTCGTTTGTTGAGAAAGCACCTAATGCTTGTATAACTCGTAATCAACGATCAGCTATTGAACAATTAGATCATTGGTTGATATACGCACAACATTGGTGTGAGCATAAACCAAGTGTAACAATATCAGTTAATGAAGATGAATGGTTAGGTGTAGCTGATTGGTGTTGGAGAAACTTTGATGACCTAAGTGGTATATCTTTTTTACCAAACTTCGGACACGTATATCAACAAGCACCTTACGAAGATATTGACAACGATACCTATAATAGGTTAAAAAAGAATCAGCCAGATGAAATAAACTGGAGTGATTTAGCACTACATGAGCAAGATGACAATACTAAATCCTCCCAAACTCTTGCTTGTAGTGCTGGATCATGTGAGGTAGTTGATGTATAAACCATATGTAGTTATACCAAACGTTGTTCCAGAAAAATTGTGTGATGAGATGGTTAAAGAATCAAAACATTACAGTGAACAATTAGCTGGAGTTATGTGGAAAGACAAACCGGATTTAAAAAAAGATAGAAACTCTAATATTAGATTTTATCCTCTTGATCATTGGATTGTTCCTAAACTTTGTGATCTGGCTAATACTGTAAATGACGAGCATTATAATTTTAAAATTACTAATTTACAGTGTCCTCAATTTACTGAGTATAAAAAAGGACAACACTACAAATGGCATAGAGATATTTACCCGCCTGAAAAAGACGGCCCCTATCCCGGACTAGTTAGAAAGTTATCAATGTGTATTCAGCTGTCTAACTTTGAAGATTATAAGGGCGGTAATTTTTTTATAAAAGATTTTAACAACAAACAACACAAACCAGAGGAATTTAAAAACAAAGGAGACTTGTTAGTCTTCCCTTCATTTTTACTTCATCAAGTAACAGAAGTAAAAGGAGGTAAACGATATAGTCTTGTGTGTTGGTTTATGGGGCCACCATTTCAATAAAGAATATAGTTAGCCGACCTTGGGGACATTATCGGGTGTTAAAATCCACTCCAAAGATGGTAGCAAAGATATTACACGTGTATCCAGGCAAGGCAATGTCCGTTCAATACCACAAATATAGAAATGAGCACTGGAAAATTATAGATGGCGAAGCAACGACCCTCATAGGAGACCACTGGTGGACATTTACACGTGGTTATAGGGTTTATATCCCTAAAAATACGATTCATTGTGTACGGGCTTGTAATAGCCATGTACGGATTTTTGAGGTTTGGGAGGGTGAAAAACTAGATGAAAACGATATAATAAGGGTCGAACACAATTATAGTAGTGAGTGGGGGGTATAATTATACTTGACCAAGCTTTTAAACAATATATAATCTTAATTGAAACAACGTCGTCAAAAGGATCTCTAGGAGTGGGACTGGAAACTGTAAGCTCCTAGAGATTTAATTCCTTAGATGTGATTTAGGTCCTAATTTTTTTTGATGTCTAAGACCTAACTTCTTATATCTCCTCTTTGTTTTTTTTACTGGACTATATTCTACTTTTTGAAATCTTTTTACCATAATATTTAACCGGGTTTCTATAACCTAATAATCTATTCCTATTGTTTGGAAATCGTTCACCACTACAATCCTGTAGAGTTAATATCTTAATCTGTTTCGCCAACCTCTTTGATCCCCTCTTGGAGTTTGTATTTGTTTTTCACACACATGATTACTGTGTGTTGTTATGACTATATTATCTTTGTCTGAACAGGTATAAAAGCACTTGACAGAATCTTCTCCAAAAAAAGGTTCAACTCTTTTTTCTTTAGTTAATCTACAAGTTACGAAGTATTGGTTACGTTGATCATACAACCTGGCATTTGTAGCAATAACAGGATCACAAAAAGAAAGTAATAAGGGGAGCACTAAGGCTCCCACTATATTATTTTTCTGCACATGCATAGCTGTTGATCTCAAGACCTATTGCTATTTCTGTGATAATTGGTTTAGACCACATAGTCAACTCCATTTGTTATTTGTTAACAAAGTGCTGGTTGCCATTGAAAGGCCGCAGTCCACTGATCTTTATATATTACTTCCTCATGTTCTCTCTTGCAACCCCTTTTGATTTTTCAAAAGAACGTAAGCCCCCCATTCCAAGTAAAGCTATCGTTAAAGAGATAAGCTCACCAGTGTCTATGAAGTTTGGCATACTAATCTCTGGGGCAAACAAGGCTGTGAACCAAGTCATTAGTGGTAGTACAAAAAAGTTTACAAACAAACCGATAGCACACACCCACATAATAGCTGGACGTGCACCGGCGACAAACATACTTGGATGTTTAGCTGCCTCAGTGTTAGCTTTGGCTTGTTCTTTAGCTAAAGCATTAGCATGTTTTTCTGACATCGTAGCAATGTCGTGTGCTAGCCTAGCTTTCTGATCTTTGTCTTCTATAAACTTATCCAGTAGACCAGTAACTGGACCAATAAGTGCTGTTAACATTACTCTGTCCCTTCTTCAAGTTTCTCTAGTATAACATTCTTTAGTTGATCCATCAAAACGTAAGCCATATGTAAATTGATACTGCCAGCAAAGTAATCAACTAAGGGACCTTTATCATCAAACAATATAGTTATTATTCCTGTAGCTTGATGTTTAGTTGTGTCTTCTTTTATTTTGTCTAACTGATCAATAACTAATTTATAGAAATGTTCTTTTGGTAACTGTTGTGCAGCTGCCGTTGACATTACATGCTCTGATTTATCTTTAAATAAATTTACGACGACATCTTTATCATTATCTTTTTTATCAGTCATTACTTAAAAGATGTTTGTAAGGTAAGCCGTGTGCCATCTCGGTTATAGTCCATTGAGTATAAGCAAGATCATTAAATAATTGTTGACGATCTTCCATCTTTGGATTCTCAATGTCTTCTATGGTATGGGATGATATTGGATAAGCAAAGTTAAGAGGACTAGGTGTAATAACAGGGACACCAGCAAGGAGACTGTCCACAGACCCTCCACTTGTAAACGAAACCGTTGCCCAACAATCTTCCAAATCCATTGCAATCGGGTTCTTATGACCGAATACCATACTGACATCTTTTTGTTTTTCCACAAACTCTTCAAATTTAGATAAGTCATAAGATGATATTAACGGATGCATGCGAACTCTAACAGGCCTGTCAGATATTTTTTTACATTTCACTATTTCATCTTGTAGCCATTTAAGTATATCGACATCAGCCGTAGCTGCATCTCCTGGTAGTTGCATAAGAAACATTATATGTTTTCCGTCTTTTCTCCAGTCTTTTATTTCAAGACCAACATCTGTTCTAATAATGCCCCACCTATCTTTATCAGATTTTTTATTATTAAAGTAACCAAGTGAATCCATGTAATGTCCTTTACCTACTCTGTAATATCTGTGATCCTCTGTTATTGTTCGGCCTAATAACGGAGTTTCAATTACGAGTAAATCACCCTTGTGATTGTTTACTATTTCATTCTTTAATATGTGGTGTTTGGTATATCTGTCTTTCCACGATCCAAATATTATTGCTACATCACAGTCCAAATATTTAGTTGAATTAGATAAGAATACAAGATCATCAGTTGTTTCTCTAATGCCGTGAGTCATAGCTGTAAGTGTATTAATATGTGGTTGATGCACAGCTGAGTTTAAGAATACTCCTACTACTTTACGGGATGTCATCGAATATCTCCTTATATGTTGTTTTTTCTATCTTATCTCTTAAACCATCATCCCACAGTGCTTTCACTAGTCCGTCACCGTGAACATGAATATCAAGGTCAATCTCTTCTCTTTGCATAAGTTTTTCAAAGTCTTGAGCTTGGGCTAATAGTTCGCCTGTTGTCCAGTATGGTTTGTTATCTTCACCAACCGACACCTTCAACCATTTCTTACGACCGTCTTCAGCTAATTCATCTTTGTTTTCTGGTTCACCCTCAATACATGAATCAAAACCATATAGGTGCATAGTTCTAAAACCAAGAGTGTGTAACAGACCGATTGATCTCATACCAGCACACGTGCCGCCAGTAATAAGTAATCTATCTTTAAAAAAATCCCATCCTTCGATGGCATTACAATAAGCATCCCAAGCTATGACCTTTGCTTTCTTATCAAGCAAGTGTGTCACCACATCTGGGTTAGACATTGTTGCCACCCAATACATAACCCTTGGGTGTGGCTCAGCTAACAACTCTTTACGAACATAGCCATGAGTAGATTTTTCGTTAAATGGTCTTGGATCTAATATTGTACAAGCCCACGGCTGAATACCGTTTTCAAGCAAGGTATTATGGCTATGTTTAACACAAACAATTCTTACTCCTCTGTTTTGTAATTGTTGTATTTCTCTAAAACTTTTTTTAAGTGATGGGCCTGCCGATATGATAGCTACTTCTTCGTTGTTCCACTGACACCGTTTTGTTATGGCTGTTGGCATACGTTTAGCATTTGTAAGAATATTCATTCGAATATCTTCTATTGGCATACAGTCTTGCGGTGTAACAACAATAGGTTTCTTGTTTGATTCTTCTGTTTTCTTTGCTTTTACTTTTGTTTGTGGCGGTTCTTGCCCGGCCTGTTCCTGCTTAAACTTCAACATACCTTTGTTGTGATACATATATCTAACAAGTGGTGAGGCTTCAAATGCATTAAGATCTCCACAATATGGCGACAGATTTTCTACCTGTAACCCATGAGCCTGATGTAGGTTCATAATCCTAGTAAACACAAAAGCATCGTGCCACTCACGGTAGTTATAGATTTCACCAGAATTCCATACCCCAAATAAATCTGCAAACAAAGCTTTGTTTAAGTCTGTCATTCTCATCATAACAAACCCAGCTTCAATATAGTTTACAGCTTCACGACCAAGTACAGCTATGTCTTTATCTTTGGGCAGCCATTCTTCTAGTTTAGCTTTGGGTATATCATTGTATGTTACCGTATCAGCATCAATCCATATACCAACATCACACTTTGGTGGATTCTTTACAAAGAACTCATACTCAGTATAGACTTTGTATGCCCATCTTTTAACATCTGTTCTCCAGTTAGGTGTATCTTCTGGGCTTTTAAATTTTTTAAAAAACTCACACAATTCTGTAGATGCAGACATAAGATCGATAAACTCAACTTTATTAGAATCGTAAGTTTGCAATCCCCGTTCCGGCCAGTCGTTGTAGTAAGCATAAAGTTTGGTGTCTTCAGGCCAGTGTTTAATAAAACTTTCTATACAGTCTTTAGCATAGACGTTCCAATGGTCGCCTCTAAATGACGTTACAAGTGAAAATGTAGACATTTCATATCCTTTAATGTTGATCCCGTTTGATACTCTCTGTGTGCTCTTTCAGCAAACCATTTGTCTGAAAACTCACAATCATCAAAACCCTCCATCCACGGCCCACCTAAAGAAAAGTGAACAGCTGATGGTTGTAACGGAGTGTTTTCTCCCATTATGCCAGGAACATAATTCCATTTTGGATTTATCTCTCCGACACTATTTGGTCCTCTTGATAACCATGCAAACTGATGGAGATCAAGACCCTTCATTTCGTTAACAGCATCGTGTGTTAATTTTTTATTTGATTTGTGATTCATATTAAAAGCCATAAGGGAAGACCATAACTTACAATTATATTTTGTTTGTATCTTATTGTCCATCTTCATATCACTTTCTGGTTCATAAGAAAATTTAACTGTACAAACTGGATAGCTGTCATCAAGTTCATCAAGTAAATTTTTTATATCATCAAGCCATAAGAAATCACAGTCACAAAAAATTACCCATCCTTTAACTTTGTTACGTCTAGCTAATTCCGGTACGAGAAAACGAGTGTGACTAAACTCTGTAGAAAAAGGAGCATTGTCCATTACATCCCAATGCTGCCCGTTTTTGTCAATCCGCCACTCACGATCAAACAAATTAAAGTATCGCAGGTTGTTATGCATAAGAGGTGTCACAGCCACCGGTATTGATGAACGTCTTACGAGTGAGTGTTCACAAATATCATAAGCATCCATTTCTCTTGAGTCCCAACCGATCGCCACGTGAATGTCTTTTACCATGGGTATAATATATGTACTATTATTGTTCTATTCTGTCAATCTGAAAAATACAACTTTCTCATCTCCATACTTTTAGCTCGATCTAACTTTGGAGTGTATCGTAATGAAGCCTCACTGTTTATTCCAGCTATTTGTATAGCAAATCTATTTTTTAAAGTTTCAGGCTGAATAATCACAATTTCTTCCGGTGGTTTTCCTCTATTGTATTCAGCTAATTCTCTTACTAATTCTTCAAACTCTTCTTGATATTTTTGAGACTCAGCCATATCCCCGGAAATTCGAGACCTATAAGATTTAGCTAATTTATCAGTCATCCTTCTAGTAAATGACTCCCTTAAACCTTTATCTCTAGTACCTAAATATCTTTTTGCTCTTACTAATTCTCTTTCTTTTGCAACTTTAGACGGAGTAAAACCTATAGCTTTAAATCCAATATCGATTGGGGTTAAATCTTCAGGAGCCACGATCGTTCTTCCTGTCCCTGCCTTAACACCCTCTGAGACATAATAAAAAGAATCAATAAAATTTCTTATCCCTAATGGGGCTAAATTAAAAGCAGCTCGGACAGGCTTATCATTTTTTATATCGTCTTTAATATTTGTAATGGTGTCCTTAACCAAAGATCCGAATGGTCCTAACAACCAAGACAATTCGTTATTAAGAACATCAATACCTAAAGGATTTCCAAAAGCTGCACGTTGACTTAAATCTACTCCCATTTGACGAGGCAGTCCTCTTAATAAGGTGTCAGTCATACCGGTGCCAATAGACTCTTGTAGTAATTCTCTAAGAACTATTTCTATATCAATCTCTCTATCTGTAAAAAATTTAGAAATTCTTTTAAACATTTCTCTAAGAGTATCTAGAAATGGTAAACCCAATAACCCACCAAACATAACTACTGTTCCTAATGTTCCGAGCATTATATTCATAGCTAATTTTCTTGTGAGAGGATCAGCTTCTTTGCTTAAAGCAGTGCCTCCAAGTATAAATATCCTTTCAATATACTGACCAACAAATGTTAAGAACTGTGTGGTTAAGACACCAACAGGTCCAAAAAATCCTGTAGCCCTAGCAATAGTCGGTCTGTTTTCCTTACCCATCAAAAACTGTGTATCAAACACCATCATCTCTCCGGCCATTTCTTTGGTGACGTTTTCAACATTTTTATATTTAGTGCCTTGCTTATGAATGTCTAAATTTTTTCTAAATCTAGGACTGTCTCTGTGCAACCTATAGCCAGCTAATGCTGTAGAAATTCTATTTAATTGTTCAACTCCTCCAAATAAAGCACCAGCCCAGTTAACTGTATTTCTAAAAGCTTTTATTGCTGGAGCACCAAAACCACTTCGAGACAACTGACTTTCCATTTCAATATCAAAACGAGCACCCGCATCTATGTTTCTAATTGGTGTAACTATGCCTTTAGCAAACAAACCACGTAAATATTCTTTTTCATCAGCTGTTAAAAAATCAGCATCTTTTATTTTGTCTGGATTGTAAAAATATTCATCTACATCTTTTACTTTACTTAATTTAAAAGCATCTGCTGAAGCTTTTATTAAAGCTTTTACACCTCTGACCCCATCTAATGTAGCCAATGTAGGGGCCGTAACCTGTGGTATTTGTGTTAAATTTAAAAGGGCTGATGACGGGTTAAATCCTAAATAACTGGTAA